GACCGATATCCGATCAGCGCCGGCACAGAGGGCGATCCTGTCTCGCTGGCCAAGAAGCGATCCAGCACGTTCTGGAACCGCAAGATCATCTTGGTCAGCACGCCGACCGACAAGGGCGCAAGCCGGATCGAATCTGCTTACTCGGAGAGCGATCAGCGCAAGTTTTTCGTGCCTTGCGGTGACTGCGGCGAGACGCAGGTGCTGAAATGGGGCCAGGTCCACTGGACGGACAAGAACCCGTATTCGGCAGTTTACACCTGTGAGCATTGCGGATCGGCGTGGGATGACGCGGCGAGATTTCGGGCGATCAGGAAAGGCAAATGGCAGGCCACCGCCGAGCCGAAGGGCAAGGTCGCTGGCTTCCACATCAATGGCCTGTATAGCCCGTGGACCCCGCTTTATGAGGCCGTCTCGGACTTCATGAACAGCAAGCGCGATCCCATGCGCCTGAAGACTTGGATCAACACGTTCTTGGGCGAGACATGGGAAGAGCAGGGCGAACAGGTCGATGAGATGGACCTGATGGAGCGGGCTGAGAACTGGGGCGATGAGTTGCCCGAGGATGTGCTGCTCATCACCGCTGGCGTTGACGTGCAGGACGACCGCTTGGAAATCGAGATCGTCGGCTGGGGCCGGGGCGAGGAAACATGGTCGCTGGCCTATGAGACGATGTACGGCGACCCATCGTCGGCTGAATTGTGGAACCGCCTCGACGTGACATTAGGCCGGAAGTTTGAGCATCCTACCTTGGGTGAGATGGTCATTCGATCTGTCTGCGTGGACTCTGGCGGCCACTACACCCAGCAGGTCTACAACTATGCGCGGCTGCGGGCTGGCCGCCGTGTTTTCGCGATCAAGGGTGTCGGCGGCGAGGGCAAGCCGATTGTGGGCAGGCCGACGAAGAACAACATCGGCAAGATCAATTTGTTCCCGGTCGGCACCGACACGGCCAAGGAGATCGTCTACGCACGGCTGAAGATCAGGGAGGAGGGCGAGGGCTACTGCCACTTCCCTGTGGGCCGCAGCGATGAGTATTTCCGCATGCTGACGGCTGAAAAGAAGGTCACGCGCTACTTCAAGGGCAGGCCGAGGATGGAGTGGGCGAAGATTAGGACACGCAACGAAGCCCTCGACTGCCGGGTCTATGCGACGGCTGCTTTGGCTATTCTTAACCTGAACCTTGAGGCTGTTTACACTCAGGCCCAAAATCGGGTATCATCTGGTGAGCAACCTGCGGCCCCCCGCAAGCCGAAGGTTCCCATGCGGAGCGGTTTTGTCCACGGATACAGGTAATGGCCAATCTTTTTGACGCTGCCAACGCGCCAGAGGGCGAACCGCTTGAGATCGTCGTCGGCGATTTCATTCAGTGGAAGCGTTCTGATCTGGTTCAGGATTACCCGCTGGCATCCTACAGCGCGCAGTATGTTGCTCGGATCACGGGTGGTGGGAACACGGAAGTCACGATCCCTGCCACCGAAACGGGCAATACATATCTGTTCACGGCAAACAGCGCCACGACATCCGCTTTCGAGCCGGGTTACTATCACTGGCAGCTTGAGGTGATCCAAACATCAAGCAGCAACCGCTTGGTGGTGGATCGCGGCGAGTTCACGGCGATTGCCGATCTAGACGTGAACGGTGCCGATCCTCGCAGCCATGCTCAGATCATGATCGACAAGATCGAATCCATCCTGCAAGGCAAGGCTGACAGCGATGTCGGCAGCTACTCCATCGCTGGCCGCTCTCTGACCAAGATGAGCTTTGCCGAGTTGATGACGGCGCGGGACCAATACAAGGCCGAGTTCCAGCAGGAGGTCGTCAAAGACCGAGCGCGGCGCGGTAAGCCCACAGGAAGCACGATTAAAGTGAGGTTCGGCTGATGGGCCTTTTCGACATGTTCAAGCGCCAGAAAAAGGCGACCGGGAAGCGTGATTATCTAGCCGCCTCAAAGGGCCGCCTGTATATGGACTTCAAGGGCAGCAACAAGTCTGCCGACTCTGAGATTCGTTGGGTTCTGCGTGATCTACGCAACCGCGCCCGCGAACTGGAGCGTAACAACGAATACGCCCGCCGCTATCTGCAACTCGTTCAGACCAACGTGGTCGGCGAGAATGGCTTCCGCCTTCAGCTAAAGGGCCGGAACATCGATGGCTCCATCGACATGGCCGGGAACAACATCATTGAGGCGGCTTGGGCGGAGTTCTCCCGCCTCGGCGGATCGACCGTTGACGGCAAGATGTCGATGACCGATCTCTCGAATGCAGTGGTTCGCGGCGTGAAGCGTGACGGCGAGGTGTTCCTGCACATCGTCCGCAAGCCCTATCTGCGCCACGGCATCGGCGTTCAGATTATTGAGCCTGACCGGGTCGATGAGCAGATGAACGAGACGCTGCGCGACGGCAATCAGGTTCGCATGGGCGTTGAATTGGACTCGGTAACGCGCCGGGTTTCTGCTTATCACGTCTTGGTGAACAACCCCGGTGACTATGATTACACCACCACCACCAAAGGCTTGTATCGCCAGCGCATCCCAGCAGATCAGATGATCCACATCTATGTGCAGGAGCGCGCAGATCAGACCCGTGGCGTGCCTGAGCTTGCCACGGCCATGCCCGCCTTGAAGATGCTGCACGGCTACCGTGAGGCCGAATTGACGGCTGCCCGCGTCGGCGCGTCCAAGATGGGCTTCTTCACATCCCCGGCTGGCGATGGATTCACGGCTGACGGGTTCGAAGACACCTTCACCCCGATGTACGACGCTGAACCCGGCACGTTCCACCAGCTTCCGGCTGGCGTTGACTTCACCCCGTTTGACCCCAACCACCCGACATCGGCCTTTGCCGACTTTGAGAAGGCGATCCTGCGCGGCATCGCTGGCGGTCTGGGCATCAGCTACACCGCGCTGGCCAACGATCTGGAAGGCACGTCCTATTCGTCGGTTCGGCAGGGCGCGCTTGAGGAGCGGGACTTCTACAAGACCCAGCAGCGTTTCTTCATCGAACACTTCATCGATCCGCTGTTCCGCGTCTGGATGGCCCACGTCATGGACTTCGCGCTGATCCCGATCAACGGGCCGGGCAAGTTCGACAAGTTCTCAATGGGCATCTCTTGGCGTGCGCGTGGCTTCCAGTGGGTTGACCCGCTGAAGGAGATCAACGCGGCTGTCGTCGGCCTACAGAATGGCATCTTGAGCCACACCGACATCGCTGCCACCTATGGCCGTGATGCTGAAGAGACCTTCGCGCAGATTGAGCGAGACAAGGAAATGGCCAAGCAGTTTGGGCTGGCGATGGCCTACGAGCCATTCGGGTCAAAGCTGCCTGTCGAAGCTCAGGTGGAGCAATAAGCATGTCCTATGAGCCGACCGGGGAGATGAAGGAAGAAGCCCAGCGCGGCCTTGATTGGCGGCGTGAGTTCGGGCGCGGTGGCACCGAGGTCGGCATTGCCCGCGCCCGTGACATCGTGAACGGCAAGGAGCTTTCTGACAGCACTGTCAAGCGCATGAAGAGCTTCTTCGCCCGCCATGAGGTGGACAAAGAGGCTCAAGGTTTCCGGCCCGGTGAAGATGGATATCCGTCGAATGGCCGGATCGCGTGGGCGCTCTGGGGAGGCGATGCAGGCAAGTCATGGGCCGATGGCATCGTTGACGACATGGACGATGAGGACGAAGACATGGATGATGAGGATGACCGCACCCGCGCTGCTGGTGAGCGTCCTTACGCGAATGAACATGCTGCCCGCATCCGCGATCCTCGCCAATACGACAGCTTCCGCCGTCGCAACAACGGCGGTGGCCGGGGCGTTGACTACATCTTCGGCATCAAGGACGACACCAGCGAGATTCAGGCGATCCGTTTCCGCACCCAGTTCTTCACTGTGGCAGAGGCTCGGGCATGGCTGGATCGCAATAACTTTGAGCCGATTGAGTTTGAGCCTGCCACAGAAGAAGCGCGCTCTATGCAAGATGGGGGTGAGTTTGATATGATCGCCCGTGAAATGGAGGACGCAGCGATGCTGGAAGAAGA